GGGTCTGCCTCTAAAGTGTGGGTAGAATCCATCCAGATATAGTATTCATATCCAGGTAAGAATAAATGAGGGCAAATTTTATAGATCTTTGCATCTCTTCTATTTTTATATTTTGGATCTAGTGAGAAACTAACATATTCATGCCGATGCCACATATCACCAACTGATAGTTGATGTGGTTCCACAAAAGCATGATAGTCAACTTTATCTAACCATCTCCCTGGTGATAATAGTTCATTCGATCCAATAGATGAAGTAACTACTGCTATTTTTTTATTTGACATAATCTTTTTAGATAATACTCCTGATTTGTAATATATGTCCTTAGTTCGTCAGGTTTCATTGCCTGAATTTTTTCCCACTCAGCATTATTTTCTGCCATGTGTGGATTGTTCACCCATGAATTAGGAGTTCTAGCATGTTCTAAATGATAAACCCAATTAGGTACTCTACCAACTCTATATCCTAGAGTTGTAAATCTATGGTATCTTTCTACATCTTCTGGAGCATATGCAACGAAGTTTTCATTCTCCAATCCACCTTCGATGTATACACTTCTATTAAAGAATTGACAAAATCCGTATTTGGACATATAGACTTTAGACTTTTTATTTAGTATTTTCATATCAAAGTCATTGATGAGGAATTCCGTAACTAATTCATCATCAGCAAAAACTTGATACTGCCAATTACCATCACCATAGGGGTAGATTATATCTGCATGATCGTTATTGATAATTTCGTATGCATGACGATAGACATCTTTTGGAAGTATGATATCACAATCATAATTTACAACTACTTTTGTAGTTGATTTTATTATCATATCATTCAACACTCTCTGCCTATGAAATGCTGGTGAATCAGATTGTTCAAATACATGTTCAAGTCCTTCAATATTACCATCAAGAAATTCCGTAATCTGTGGCAGAGCACTTTCTACAAATACAGACTCGGAATCAACTTCATGAACAATTATATTTGTTTTAAAGTTTGCAAGAATATAACATAAACTTGTAATTACATTTCTCAATCGATCATTTGACTCTAATCTGATTGGGACAATAAAAGTTGCATTAGATAAATCAATTCGTTTCATCAGTATAACTATTATTTTTATTTTTTTCCAGAACATATTCCAGTTCTTTCTTATTTACTAACCATCCACCTTCGGGATGATCAATTCTATAGTCATAATTAACTCCAGAAGAACTGATACGATTAGGATGTTCACGATTTGCAATCAAATATTGCTCAATCAATCCAGGAGCACCATTCTCACACCGCATCCGATGATAAAAGTCAGTATCCATTAGAAGTTTTAATTTAGAATCGAACCCCATAAATTTATCAGTTTTAAAAGAAACACAAGAGGGAGAACCAAGGAGGTTTCTACCCTCCAACATCATATCACACCATCTAGGAATCATTGACCTTCCAAAATTTTTCCCATCGGATGTATGCATGAATCCATTGAATAACCAATTACAGTCGGTGGCATCAAAAGTTCTTACGATCATCTCAAAAGCATTTTCACTAATGAAAAGATCGTCTTGAAAGATAAGTTTAGTATATGGTGCGGAACACATTTCAATTGCTGAGTTTGTGTTTGCTGGTCCATTACCACGATCTTCTTCATTCTTGAAATATTGAATAGTAAAGTCTTGAGAATACTCTTCACATACTTCTAAAGTAGAGTCATCTTTAGAATGATCTGAGATACAAACCTCAAAGTTTTTAAATGTTTGCTTTGCAATACTTGCAAATAATTCTCTAAGATAATTTGGACCTACACCACTCATTTCATAAGTGGGAATAGCAATTGATAAGTCGATCATAGTTTTATCCAGATACTAGGAACAACATCGCAAGTATTATTCTGTGCAGTATATCCCTCACCAAACCAACGATTGGGTGCAATTACAGTTCCACAATTAGCTAACCAAGCACCCCACCATGAGAAAGATGAGTTAGCAATGATAAAGTCATCACATAAAGACATCAGACATAGATCATAACGATTATCATTCCCTTCGGCAACCATAAACCGATCAGACTCAAATAGTTCTTGCTCTTTACACCATTTAGGATCGTCAGAGAATACAATTACATTACGATCATCATCAAACTTAGACAATGCCTTTTGGTAATATTCAAGACTACAAGGTGGATGATCCTTAGATTTCTCTATATAATCAGTTCTGCGAACATGCAGTGCAATAGGATTCTCTACTTGCTCAATAAAAGAAGTGCATGTCTCCTGAATCCCATCATAGAAAGTAAAATCTTCCCTAATACTATCAGCAATATGCTCAAAGTATTTTTCCGTTTGAAAATATCCAAATAAACAGATTTGATCAGGACAGTTATCTACATATTCCTGATCATAATGAAATTGTCTCTCTCTATAAAACTTAGGTTCAAGTTGATATCCACGATTTTTATTGTTAGACATATTAAATGTCTCAAATAGTTGATGATCTTTCCACTCATTCTGAAAATTTGAATGAGGAATTGCAAAGTCATATCCCTTAATTGCTGCAATACCACGAAGTGCAGCATATTGAAACATTTGATTACCAAGTCTGCCGTGCTGACCTAGATGATTGAAACCGATCATAAGAACTTCAAGATAGTGTTAACTCTGTTAATGAATGTATGATTCTCTTTTACAAACAACATTGCTTCTCTGATATTAATTTGTTCTTCAGAGTCTGCAGTCAAGAGATTTTGGTATAAAGTTTCTGGTGTTCCACCAAAAGCAACATAATCACAAAATGCTCTTTTTACAAATGGTGAATTTGTTCCAGTAATTCTACCATAACTTATATTCTTAAATATTCTACATGGAATATATCCACATTGCAAGTGCCAGTCACTACGAAAATCAGGACATATGAATGATGATCTAATCAATAATCTATTCTCTTCAAATGATGCATTTTGTGTGAAGACCTGAAAATTAACATCACCTTCTCGATCCAAAATATTTGCAATTGCTTGAGCCCACCATGCACCTTGTTCATAAAGCATTCCAACATAATTTAATTCTTTATTGGAATTACTAAATTTAGCAGGATTATTCTCATCAATTTCGTGAGGAAGTAAATCTGTTCCCCATGTTTGATATAAACAACGAATTTTTTCATCCCAATATGCTAAGTGCTCAACTTTTTCATGCTTCTCAAACCTAGGAAGATAGTTTCCTAGTTTTAAAACATTTTCAAATGGAACTCCAGCATCGGTAAAATACTTAGTATCAATATGATGAGTGATATATTTACAATCCTTACGGATAGGCATACCCTCTTTTACAGAATCCTCAGTGAAGAAAACTGAATTCTTAAAATCATATTGTTTTAGATTATCTCTAGAATCGATCCAGTAAACTTCATGTCCAAGATATTCAAATGCTTTATGATATGAACTATGGATGTAACTATGAGTATGTTCGTGTAGTTTGTGTCCCCAGATATAAATTTTCATGATATCATTCGTAGTTGTGGATTAGATGCTTTTGCACCGATTGTTGTAATACAATGTACTTCACCAGAATCAAGTTCAATTTCTTTTACTTTATTCCAGTCAAAATCATATTGAATAATAACTCCTCTAGAACTTCCAACCCAAAAATTATCATTTGAAAAAGTTAATCCTTTGAGATTTCTCTCACCAAGATTCTTTTCAAATTCATTCAGACTGCGAACAGTTCCATCTTGAGCAGATAATGTGTAAATCTCATCATCATATTCCATTAGATTATAGCACATTAATCCAACATTATAATGCATATGACTAACAAGTGATGATCCAATATCATCATACACAAGAATCATATCAGAACCTGTTAATATATGGAGTTGATTATTATAAACACAAGTAGATTTAAATTTTTGTTTTATTGGTGTCCATTCTTTCCAGTTCTCACCGTCAAATAATATCAATCGATCTTCAGCAGAACAAATTAATTCTCCTTTCCAAAAAGTTAAATCAGTAATTTTTTCAATAGCAAAATCACTGGGTTCCTCAATAGAATCTAATCTAAGTTTTTTATCAAGAACTAAAATATCACTTTTATACTCAGTTCTATCATTGTTAGTAGAAATATAATACCTACCAAAAAACTTTTCTATCCCAGTATAAGATCCTTTTCCACTATCAATAGGTGTGATTACACCATCTTCCCTTACATAAAGTAAAGAATCAGAAGTTCCTACCAGAAACATCAGACATTACCATCAGATTGCTTTTTAATCCATTCGTAAGTAATTGCAATACCTTCCCTCAAAGGCAAACTATAGTCCCATTCCAACATTTTACGAATCAAATCATTATTTGAATTGCGAGCTTTAACACCAATACAATTGACATTAATCTTATGCACCCGTTTAACAGGTTTACCTGCTACATCAGAAACAATATCCACAAGTTCGTTAATAGATACCATTTCTTCTGACCCAATATTTACCGGACCACTCCAGTCAGATTGCATCAGTCTCCAAGTTGCTTCAATTGCTTCATCAATGAATAAGAATGACCGAGTTTGTTCACCATCACCCCATACTTCAACATGTCCACCAACATAAGGAATCTCAGCAACCTTGCGACACATAGCAGCAGGTACTTTTTCCTTACCACCAGTCCAGGTTCCTTCAGGTCCAAATACATTATGATAACGACCAACCTTTACATCTAGACCATATTGTTTAGCAAATGCAAAGTATAATCTTTCACTAAAAAGTTTTTCCCACCCATATTCAGAATCTGGTTGTGCAGGATATACACTTGCTTCTGAAGTATCAATATTATCTACATCCTCTTGATTCAACTCCGAATAAACACAGGCAGAAGATGAATAAAAAACTTTAGTAGTATCGAGTGAAGTAATTGTTGCTGCTCTTAGAATATTCAGATTAATCTGAACAGAGTTGTGCATAATATTTGCATCATTTTCACCGGTAAAGAGATACCCTGCACCTCCCATATCAGCAGCAAATTGGTAGATCTCGTCAAAGGAACGGTTACAAACATTCAATGCTATTCCATCATCAGTCAAATCACCAATGATAAACTCATCTGCTTCGGTTTCCGAAAACTCTGGATACTTCAGATCAACTCCACGAACCCAATACCCCTCTTTTTTAAGGCGACGAACCATGTGACTTCCGATGAAGCCACCTGCGCCACATACTAATGCTGATTTCATGATCTCACTGTTTCTTGATTTTTGTACCATTCATATGTTTTTTGAATCCCTTCACGGAGTTTTACTTTAGGATTCCATCCTGTTGCTTTAATTCTGGACACATCCATAACCTTCCGCATCGTTCCGTTAGGTTTATCAGTATCCCACATTATATGACCTTCATATCCAACAACTTCAGCAATCATCTCAGCAAGTTCTCGGATAGAGATCTCTTCACCAACTCCGACATTAACAATTTCTTGAGGGTTATCATAGTTGTTCATTAGATAAACACAAGCATCTGCTAGATCATCCACATACAAGAACTCACGAAGTGGAGAACCATCACCCCAACAGGTAACAGTAGGAAGTAATTGAGTCTTTGCTTCGTCAAATCTACGAATCAAACCGGGAAGAACATGCGATTTCTCTGGATGAAAATTATCATTGATTCCATATAGATTGCAAGGCATAGCAGCAATAGCATTAAAACCATACTGCTCATGATAAGACTGACACATCTTAATACCAGCAATCTTTGCAATTGCATAAGAATCATTTGTTGGTTCTAATGACCCACAGAGAAGATACTTTTCTTTAATTGGAAGGTCACAATACTTTGGATAAATGCAAGATGAACCTAGAAATAAAAGTTTCTTTACACCGGAACAATACGCAGTATCAATGACATTGTTCTGAATCATCAGATTGTCATAGATCATTTCACCTTTATAGTTTTTATTACCGAGAATGCCCCCAACTTTTGCTGCTGCTAAAATGACATACTCAGGTTTATGAATAGAAAATAGATTTTCTACTGCTTCCCTATCACGAAGATCACATTCACTACTAGGAATAAGAACTAGATTATTATATCCTTCGTCTTTTAATTTACGCACAATTGCTGATCCAACAAGACCATTGTGACCAGCAACATAGATTTTAGAATTACTGTCCATATAACACCATGTCCTCAATAAGTTCGTCAAAAGAAATTTCGGGTTCCCAACCAAGTTCAGTCTTCGCCTTGGTAGGATCACCAAGAAGAGTTTCAACTTCTGCCGGACGGTAATATTTAGGATTTACTGAGATGATGGTTTTTTTAGTATGCTTATCCATACCAATTTCATCATCACCCTTACCAACCCATTCAATAGTAAATCCAAAGTAAGGAGCAACTTTTTCAACAAATTCACGAACTGAATATTGTTCACCAGTTGCAATTACAAAATCATCAGGTTTATCTTGCTGTAGCATCAACCACATTGCTTTGACATAATCTTTAGCATGTCCCCAATCTCGTTTTGCATCTAGGTTTCCAAGATATAAAACTTTTTGTTCTCCTACGGAAATGCGGGACAAACCTCTACAAATCTTACGAGTTACAAAAGTTTCACCACGACGGGGTGATTCGTGATTGAATAGAATGCCTGTACAAGCATACATCCCGTAGGACTCACGATAGTTTTTAGTCAACCAATAAGCATAGACCTTTGCACAACCGTAAGGTGATCGTGGATAGAAAGGTGTAGTCTCTGACTGAGGAGTCTCTTGAACTAGTCCATACATCTCAGATGTTGATGCCTGATAGATACGGCAAGTTTTTTCCATACCGAGAATACGAACTGCCTCAAGGATACGAAGTGTACCAAGACCGTCCACATTACCAGTATACTCAGGCATCTCAAAAGAAACCTTTACATGACTCTGTGCAGCAAGATTATAGATCTCATCTGGTTTTGTTTTCTGAAGAACATGTACGATGTTTCCAGAATCAGTTAGATCACCATAATATAGTTTTACCCTTTCATGATCAAAAATGTGATCAATTCTATGGGTATTAATCATTGATGCTCTACGGACAATACCATAGACCATATATCCCTTTTCAAGGAGTAACTCGGCAAGATATGAACCATCTTGACCGGTTATACCCGTAATCAATGCTGTCTTCATTTTTTTAGTCATATTACCTACAATTATACTGCTGTTGCTTGTATTAGTCAATCATTTTTAAGTAATGAGCAACATATCGTTCATATAGACCTAAAACATTCATTGCATGTTTGGTTTCATGAACATTATCAGTTGTATGAACTGCTGCATCTTCAAATTTTCTTAGAGATTGTTTTATGTCGAGCATAATAGTATTAACACGTCTTTTGCCTTTAGACGTTTTTCTAGTACCATATACCTTAGGACATTTTACCAAATATGCAATAAAATTATTTTCACCCCGAAAGTCATCAACGGGATATTTATAAAACTCTGACATCGTTTCTATTCTATTTTTCAAACCAGGAATGTGAAAAGTCTCACACAATTCTAACTCATACTGATCAATATATTGAATGATTGTTTCTTCAGAAAAATAAAAATCCCAATCAACTATAAGATGCAATTCATTCATTATTTTCCATAATATTAAAAGAAAAAGTTAGTCTCATATCATTTCTCGTTGGATTTGGTCTAACTTCATGAACCAAATAACTTGGAAATAAAATTACATCTCCATCATCTACTTCTTGATCATGCAAATCAGTGTAAAAGGATTGCATCAAAGGTCCTGTGTCTGACGGTATTGTGGTTTTCATATACCTATGTGGTGCATGAAAAAGTGTTGATGAAGCTCCTTTATGATAATAAATCCCACACCAATAACAATTTGGAGTTCCAGATCCAGAAGTATGATCATGAGGTTCTTGACCTTGATTATCATGATACACATTATACCAAAACTGATCCATAGAGATATTATGGGGCAATTCAAGTTTCATTAAAGTTTTAGAAATATCATCTAATAAATCTTCTCTCAATCTATCATTTACATCCTTATCAATATAAGGATCATCTTCCTCAGTAAAAGGAAAACTAGTATTCAAAGAGATCTCCCACCCATCAGGAATTCTTTCACTCTTCTCGATGGATGGAAAATTGTATTGATAATGCTTTGTAAATTTGAATTTAACAATAGGAACAGAGAATAATCTCTTCAATTCAATCGGCATAAAATATTATGATAGTTTTTCTATTAGTGCTTCCAATCTATCTTCTAATGCTTTCACTCTATCAAAGAGGTTAGTTGTCTTTCTAGGAGGTAGTGAAGGTAGATCAGATGCTTCTACTTTAGCAGCACCGTCACCACTAGTGCAAGGTACATGTGCCTGTTCTTCTAGTGCTTTTAGTCTTGCTTCAACTTCAACATCATATTTTGACATTGCTGCACCACTTGCAGACTTTGCTGCTTGTCCTTTACTTGCCATTGTTTGATCATTGAACATCATATCGTATTTATCATAAAAAAAGAGGGAGAAGTTCCCTCTGGGTCTTGCCATGCACGCCACTAATTCTTTGACTGGAAATTAGAAACCAGACGGGAGTTTCCTCCATCCGCACCACTAATTCTTTTAGGAAATTAGAAACCTAATAGGGTCATATTGACTCCACCAGTCCTGTTATAGTCCATCCGTGACTCTATTGTAATCATCTTCAATTCTTATAATGTCAGATTCTTCACATTCACCTTGCTGAATCTCAAGAAATTCAACCCCATCAACACCAGCCTGAAGTCTATGTATAAGACCAATAGGAATATGAAAATTATCCTTTGGTATAACACTTTTGGTTTCTGACCCTAAAGTAATAGTTCCAGTTCCAGATAAAATATACCAGAACTCTTCTCTCTTACAATGTTTTTGTAGTGAGAATCTTTGATTAGGGGATATTTTTATAATTTTAACAACTCGAAAGTAATTTCTTTCTAGGTCTTTATATGATCCCCAAGGTTTGTTAACTATATTCATTAAAATTCAAAATTATCTGTTTGATTCTTAACTTTATATTTACCCTGAGGATTCACTGGCCAATAATTATACAATGGAGATTTATCTTCCCATGTTTTACTGGGGAAATAATAGTCTTCTATAATAAGACCATTGATAGGTTTAGTTTCAAGTATATCAAATGCCTCTTCATATGTATTTAAAATTGGTTTACCTGCAACATTAAAAGATGTATTGAGTAGTACTGCAAAATTGTTTGCTTCATCCATTGCACATAGAAGTTCATAAATGAATTCATTTTGTTCCTCAGTTACAGTTTGAATTCTAGCAGTACCATCAACATGAGTAATTGCATGAAGAATTTCTCTATACTCTTCTCTAACTGGTACAGAGTAAGTCATATGCCTAGATTCATATTCCCATTCAAAGTACTTTTGAGCATCTTCTAATCTTACAATGGGAGACAAAGGTCTATACATTTCCCTATTTTTTACATTTTGATTCATAACCTGTTTTGCTACAGGATGTGCTGCTGAGCAAATTAGACTACGATTACCCAAAGCCCTTGGCCCAAGTTCAGATCCACCACGAACAACTCCAAAAATAAGACCATTAAAGAGTTTTTCTGCTATTTCTATTGGATCATAACGGTCAGCATTTGGATATTTTCCAAAGTATTGTGCCAGTTTATACTTATCCCATACTTCTGGTCCAAGATAAGTAGCATCTACTTGTTCATATGGTTTTATTGTTTTCAATAAACATCCAAGACCAATACCAGTATCATTAGGATTTGGTGGGACAAAAACTTCTCCTTCACGCAATTCTGCAATTTTAGTATTATTAATAATATTCAGAGCACATCCACCTGTTAAAACTACAGGATAATCAAAATAAGTATCAAAAAATGGTTTTACTTCCTCATAAAATAACTCTTCAAATACATATTGATTTGATGCTGCAACATCTCTAGCAACTTTTTCATCAAGGAATCCAGGACCATCTATTTCATGATATGGATCTGAGGCAGGATCTCCGGGGTTAATGTTTCTAAATCCAACTCCAAAAATTGTACCAAAGTCAAATGCAGCATCTTGAACTTCATCAGTATGTCTTGATAGATAAAATTTTCTAAACTTTTTAATATACTCTTCTTGTGGTTCACCATATGCAGCATAACCCATTAGTTTACCGGGATATACTAAATTACCAATATAAATTTGTTCTCTTCTAATGTGAGGAATATAATGAGCACATGCCATATAAGACACTGCATAATCATGCTTACCACAATATAATTTCTTTAAAGGAGATTGTCTATCTTGAGCCAAATATATGTTAAAAAACTTTTCTTCTGAACCACCGTCAAAAGAAATTATTAATGCGTTTTCATATGGAGACTGATAGAACGCACTAGACGCATGTGCTTCATGATGAAATACATGTTCATAATTTTCGTAATCAAATACATCACCATAATCAAGTAAATGATATTCTTCATCACCCGGCATACAGTTGACTGCTATAGTCTCATATTTTTCTACACCATACTTCTCTTTAAAGTAATCTCTTATAAAACAGAGTACTGATGTGGGATTGTGGAAAGCTTCATAATAGAAGAATCCACAATTTTTTATACCCATTAATCTTTCAATTTCTACAACTTCAAGAACTTTATCATCCTTTGAAATTGCTACTGAAGCATTATGAGCTCCATGAATACCAAGATTAAACATATTTTAATTACTGTTTACTACATGTGTCTTTAATATAACAAGGGACACGTTCTGGATCAAGCCATTTAGTATACTCCAGATCTTCCATAGCAGTCAAAAGTTGCATCTGATTATCTAAGAGATACATATCACGATATCTCTTAGTATAACTATCTGCTTTTTGAATACGATAGTCTGGCATACCATTGATTTCCAATGTGCCACATTCAACATACCTATAAGGAAACCTTTCAAGTATAATGTTCATTATTTATCAACCAACTTCTACGGCAGACAGATCTTGATATAGACATTCCATGAGCATGTCATAATCGTCAAGAGGTTCTCCAGAGAACTGGACTCCTTCATTTTCATAATAACGACGAACTTTTTTGAACAGTTTAGGATTCTTTACATCAAGAAGAAAATCTCCTTCTGAAGCCGCACGGAGAGTTTTGACATCTTTCTTGAATTTTGTCGTAATAGTCATTGATCTGTTGAAATTACAAAATGATTATAGTGTAAAAGGAGTCGATTGTCAACTCCAATGCAGGTTGTGAGGATCGAACTCACCTTAGCCAAATTATGAGTTTGGTGCATTCACCAGATTGCTAAACCTGCCGATGAGATCAGGATGCCTGATCATGTGTATGATACCACTCTAGGTACTCATCTGTGTCCTCTTCCTGTGCCACTTCCTCATCTGGTTCTTGGTATGATTCTTGATTCTTTGTTGTTGACTGTTTCTCGATCATAGTAATTTTTATATTCTATTGGATTTCTAAATGCTGTTTTTAAGTCCTCAAGATCATAATCTTCATAATCCCAATCTTCTGGCATCCAATGGAAGTACATGTTTCTATAATACTTTCCGGTAAATGGTTCTATCCTACCATGCAAACAAAGACTTTCATAAAATAACATTTCACCAGATTCAAAATAAACTTTGTGATGATTGTGATCATGATCCCAAAAATCTAATGGCCAATTTTTTTTAGATTTTTGATCTACAAAAATAATCACACTAATTATATGAGTTTCAATTCTATCCCTATGAAGATGCAAAACTGAATTTCTAATATAATTTCTTACTCCATACCCCCAAGTCATCTCAAGATTTTGACCACACCAATCTGATATTAATGGGGTAATAGATTCATAACAATGATTATATAACTCAGGTGATATATCTGTTCTTAATGTATAAGGTCTATTTGTTCCACGAACAGATATTCCACCATTACAATATTCATTTACAACAGGATCCCATTCAATTTCATCATCAACTTTAGTAAATTCCATTACATCATATTCATCCATCATGTGAGAATATAAATCGTCAGGAATTTTTACTTTTTTAAAAGGGACATCACTAAAAATTGGTGGTAATACTCTATCACTCATATTCATTTACTAACTCACCATCAATTTCTTTCATCCACTGATAATGAGATGATTGATTCCAATGCCATTCATTGTTTTGCATTGTTGACCAAGGAATAGCACTATCAATATCTTCATCAGGTTGCTCTGGTGTATGATTAATTCCCATCCAATCGTCAGCTTGCCTACCCTCAAGTCCTCTCATAATATTAATTCTTTTCGTAAATGTTGACATATATGTTCCAAAGAAGTTTTCGGATTGAGAGCAAATTACCTGATCCATAACTGCCATATTTAAATTATTTGGTTCAAGATCATCACGATATGGAAAGTCAAAATCCCTAAAGAAATAAACTTCACGTTCTCTTCTCAAGTTTCTAAAGAATGGCAAACTAGTTTCATCAGTCGCAACATATAATGGCAAGTCTGGCTCAAAGAATGGAGTATTTTCAACAACTGCTAAAAGTTTTTCTGGTCCATTAAAAATTTCGGTTTCGTCTGGTCTAGAATCTAGAAAGTCATTCCTACGAACATGTATAGCATTATATGGACCAATTTGCTGTTTAACGAAATCAGAAATTTCATAAAATTTATCATGATATCTAAAGACTTTATTAATTTTGTCTTTCATTTCATTTCTTTCATCAGCATCTCCTGGATATACACTATACCAGTAATGTCCAAATAAGTTATTTTCAAAATGCAAGAACTGTTCTTCACAACCAAGTTCAATAATTTCTCTACTGAGACTGAAGTCTTGTAAATCATCACTACCATCATTATAATTAACCATAACTTCGTGACCATTTACTCCAGATTCATCTGTAGGTACAAATCTATAGTTCTTTAGATCAAGATTAAGTTTATTAATTTTTCCAGTATAGGAGTTCCTAGATTGCATCAACTGATGCTTTCCACGAAACTCACGAACTTGTCTATGTTCAACACAATCAAAGTTTTGTAGTAAAACATTTTTATCAAATATTTGCCAGAAGTCAACCCAATCTTTTTTATTTTGAGAGTTGCAAATAAACAACATCCAGCAATCAGGAGGAAGAATTACAGTTCTTCCTGTAATATGAGCAATAGCAAGAAACATCTCATAAGACATAATAATATTAGCTAGTCCAGAAAAGTATGGACTAAATGAAATGTATTTTTTCTTATTATCGGACATTAAATTACCTCAATTTTGGTCCTAGCATCCATGTAACTAGTGAAATTCTTTGTCCACTGGTAACTGGTGTTACACGATGTGGAATTCTAGAATCAAAAACAATCATTGTTCCCTTTGATTTAGGTGCAACAATAAGATTGTTATGATAATCAATAAACTCCAAATCACCACCCTTGAATTCTGAAGGATCGGTAACTAGCATCGTAGCACTTAGTTTGCGAGTAAATCGATTATCCTCTACAGTTCCATAATCGGAGTGCCATGTGTAATGATCACCTGGCATATATTTAGTTACTTGAACTCCATCCAAAAAATTTAGATCATATTCCCATTGCTCTTTATTTGCAATAGAAAAGTAGTGAGAGAAAATAGAAGAGCACCAGTCATCCTCATACATCCAGGAAACTTTTGAATTTCTTTCTTCCATTGCAATCCTGCCATCATCCCAGTCTCCGACAGATGCAGTTGCATATGTATCATTATGCTTAGGCAATTCTTCAACCATCAGATCAACAAGGTCTTTTGGAATTGCCTGCTCGTAAAATACATTTGCCTCAGCAATAATATGCTTGTTTGAAGGATCCATTTTAATCAGTTAAAAATAAATGTTACAAGTGGTCGAGGTGACAGGATTCGAACCTGCGGCCTTCCGCTCCCAAAGCGGATGCGCTGCCAAACTGCGCTACACCTCGTTTGTGATATTATATATCATCACAAAAGATATGTCAATTATAGTGAATATTCTTTCAATATATCCAGAACTTTGTTTAATGCTTGGTGATGGCCTTCATGCCAATCCCCATTTTTATCTTCATGTTGTCCATTATATAAAGAATTCTTTAGTTTATAAATTCTCGCTTCTAAATCAATTTTTCGCATACATGCTCGCGGCATCGTGATCAGGTTCAATTTATTCATTATATAGCAATTATATTCAATATTGCAAGTAGTTTGTATATCAAAAACTACTTACAGTTATCATTTCCTAACTTTTCTCTGATTTATCTTCCTCACCATGACCCAAATTTTGTAGATTTTTCATTGGATCTGGTTGTCCACTTACAATGGCACAAGCTCTTTTGTAAAAAAAGTTGTCTGTTGTACCATTTTCCTCAAATGTTTCTTTAATGGTTTTCCAGTTCTGAAATTCGTCGGGATGCATTTGCATGAGTAATTCCTACTTTTGTACTTTACCTAATTTCAAAATTAAGTTTACGAACCTTTCTTTTCCTTCGGTTCTCCTGATACTCTAGATCAGATTTTGACAAAGAGTTGTCATTTTTTATACCACCTTCAGATTTGGTTATGATTACTTCATTTAAATCTAAAGCAGAAACCTTATCATCTCTAAGAATCATCTGATTTGAGCATCCACAGCACTGAATTTTACTAGTGCTAATTAATTCAATATTGCAAAGTTTGCATCTAACGGATAACATAATCTTACTTTCATTATGCCCTATTTATGCAATTTGATACTAAAAAGCGGGTGACGGGAATCGAACCCGTGACATCTGCTTGGAAGGCAGAAGTTTTACCTCTAAACTACACCCGCATACGATTCCGGTAGGATTTGAACCTACGACCAACGCATTAGAAGTGCGATGCTCTATCCACTGAGCTACGGAACCAATAAAGTTAATTATAACACAACTAACTTAAATATAAAAGATCGATTTCTTCATCCTCTAACCATTCATAGAACTCTGCAGAAATAGCAACTGCATCTTCCATATCTTCTACTTTGGTAATTCTTTTCTCAGCCCATTCAATATTATGTTGTATGCAACTGATAACTTTAGAATCCATTGAACTCTCTCTTACCCCTATAGTATAACCCTAATCGTCATTCTCGTCAAGCTCAGGATTAAAAAACATTCTAAACATTATTCTAGGGTTCTCTCTTGTATAGAAATTATCTATATGTGGTTGATGGAGCAGTCTTGAATTATAAAAAAGAGCATCGTTAAATCCATATTCATGATCAAATAGATGATCTATAATACCATCATTAATTTTGTCATGAAATGTTTCTTTAGTAATAGTAGCTGAGTAATCATAATATTCACTTAGTGATTCATAACAAGGAGCAGGTTCACCTTTAAAACTCCAAAATCCAGTTTTAACCTTTCTTTGGTTTAAATTTACTAACCCAATTATTGACTCGGGACCATCCATTCCAGAATCACTATGCGGTAGTAGACATTGATTTGAAACAATGCTATTTGGATCAGATTTTTCCTTTGTTGTATTTCCTGTATAAAAGTAAATATATTCACTTTCACAACTTTCAGTATTATAATCGCAATCAAATACCTCTTCTATAATATGCTTTGAAGTCCACCATGGCATTTTTAATGTCATCAATCCTGGTTTTCCACTACCAGTAGATTCCCAAACACTTAAAAGTTTTTGAAAATCTAATATTAAATCTGGATATTTAAAAATATTCCGTACAATATCAATATCTTCGTCATATTCTTCAATAGTATAGTTTTCATTTAATTGTGAACATTTTGTCCACACATCATCAAGTGTATTCATAATAGTCTTTTCTGAAATAACGACTTAAAATATTACTATTGTAATACGCTGGTTCTCCATTAAGAGACTCTGTAAGAACATCATTTAAAAATAACTGTCTTGTTTCTTCAAAGTTAGTTTTTCCCTTTGTTTCATGTAAAGAAAGAATCTCTCTTTTGAAGAACATTCTATTCCCAACTAATTTAATATCTTCCTTTAATTCTGGACAAGATCCATAATATTTTTTCCAATCAGATTCTTGTTTTACCTTTCGTTTTTTTCCCTTTGGCGTTCTAAACGACCAAAAATACTTTCTACCAATG